CAATAGTATGCTTTGTGTTTCCAAGTGCAGAACTTCCAATATCGTGTATATTTGAAGGAGAAGTAATATTTTTAATATTTAATGTACTAGTAACATCAATACCAGACCCACTTACATATACTTCTAAATCACTATCATCTCCATTATAAAGTGTATAGTTTGCTCTAATATAAAACTCTATTTCATCTATATATGTAAATCCTTGAACTTGATATTCATCAAATAAAATTGCTAATTTTGCTGTATCTTGTGATCCAGATGAGGTAAATGTAGCATTTAAAGTTGAAAAATCAGTTTCATCATTATTTCCAGCTTCTCCAGCATCACTATAATTAAATGTAGCTGATTCATTTTGAGAACTGTTAGGGAAATGCCAATCAAATAGTTTCATTTCATTTCCAGAAAAAGATAGTGTAGCTGTAGCATTGCCACTACTATTAGCAATAGCAACAGAAGAAGAATCAAAGTTCATATATTTATTGCTTTGAGTATCTAATAACCATATATCGCTTGTAGTTAAAGAGTTTGCAATTTGATTAGAAACTAAAAATATATTTCTATCTACTCTTGAATCAAGAGCTTGAACCATATTATTATCATAAGAAAATTTAAATGTAGATATATCAGTATTTAAATTATTAAATGTATGATCTCCAAATACAGTAGGTATTGGTTTACCTAGTGATGAGTCAGGAGCTTGAGGAAAGTTAGTTGTTTGTACTAAAGTTTTTGGTAAATTAACAAATTTTAAAACATTTCTATCTTCTATTGTAAATTTAATTTTATCTAAACCATGTTGTATTTCTCTTATAATTCCAGTAAAAAAGGGAAAGGCATCGCTATATGAGGACATATTTGCAGATATTAGTTTAATATCACATTTTCTATTATAAAATCCAATATCAACTCCACTTCCTAAAGAACTGTCCTCTATTAAATCAGATAATCTTACCCCACTTTTATATTCATAATTTATAAATTCTAACTCTATATTTGAAGTAGAATGAGAATGGTTTTCTATATTAATAGATTCTGAAACTGTAGGAGTTCTTGATAGCAATCCTCTGTAAAAAACTGAATCATGTGTAAAATCTTTTACTGATAAAGCAATATAATCACTAGAACTTTCATCTCCATAAAATAATTTAATTAATGGAATAATAGTTGTACTGCTTAATGCAGTTGATAAAGTCCATCTACTAGATACAGATAACATTTTTTAAACCCATTTTACAATGCTAATCTACCAAACATTGATGCAGCATTTTGAAAATCTTTTTCAAGACCTAATTTTGTTTCATTTCTTTTAACAGCTTTTTCTATTGCTGGTACAATATGATTTACTACTGACTCATCAACTAATGGTGCAGAAATATTTATATTAATTTGAGAGGATGCAGATTCTCCTTGATTCATAGCATTTAAATTATTTAATCCTATTGATTGAACTGCTTTTCTTGACATTACAAATTCACCTTGCTCTGCTTCTATAAGAGTTCCACCTTGAGCGTGTCTTTGCCCTCCAATTAATCCACCACTTTCATACACAGGAGGTCTTTGTCTAAGAACTACAGCTGCTTGAGCTGCACCCATAGCTCCAGCTAATATCATTTTTCCTACATTTGGGAATGCTTTTGCAACTTCTTGTGCTGTTTCAAATGCAATAAGAGAAATAGCTGATAATTGTTTCATTTTAAAAAGTCTCATTTCTTCTTGAGCTAAATTAACATTTAATTGATGCTCCATATCTTCTCTTTTTTCTTTGTTAGCCATTTGATATTCAGCAGTAGCTTTTAACATATTTAATTCATTTTCTTTTCTTCTATCTAAACTATCAGCGTAAAAGCTAGTTAATGCTGAAAATCCTTCTATTGTAGTTTGTATGGCTTGTGTCTCAGCAGAAAATCTTTCTATTAATGCTTCTTGTTCTTCTTTTAAAAATTTATCTTGTATTTCTTTCTTTTTTCTTTGATAAAACTCTTCAACTCGTAATTTATCATCAGTTATAGCAAGTAGTCTTTCTCTTTCTTTATCTAATTGATCTAACTCATTTAATTCTTGATCGTCTCTTAATATTTTTAAAGCATCTATTAATTCTTTATTTGCTTGTAACTGTATTTCTTTTTTCTTTTCTGCAAAAAACTTTTCAGATTGTTCTGTTGATCCAAAAAAGTTTTCATATTCTGTTTTTAAAATTGATAATTGTTCTTTTTGAAATTCAAAAGTATCTCCTTCTACTTGTTTTCTTATTTGAGCAGATTTTTTAGCTAATTCATTTGCTTTTTTAGTAGAGTTTTTTCTATTTTCTTCTGATTGTTTAAAAAGATCATCTTGTTCTTTTATCATTGATTCTATAACAGAAAAATCCATTCCAGCAGTAGACAAAGATACTTCTACTTCCATACCTTCTTCTTCAGCACTAGGAATATCTACTTTTACTTCTGGCATTTCTAATTGAGATCTTAATTCTGCTAATCTCTTTTTTGTTTCTATTAATTGTAATTGTAATCCACTATAACTATGACCTAAATTTGTAATTTCAAAAGTAGATTCTTCTAAAGGTAAAGCTCCTAAAGAACTACCAAATAAACCTATTTCAGAATTAATTTTAATTAATCCTTGATCTGCAAATCTTTGTATTTGAAACTCTAATTGTTCTATTTGTTTTGCTAAAGGAAGATTACTTGGTAAAGATTCTCCTAAGCCAAACATTTTATTAAGTAAATTAAAAAATCCTTCTCCAGCAATTAATGCTCCTCGTAATGCTTCTGATAACTCTATTATAACAGGAGAAAATTGACCAAAAACATCTTCCGTAGATAAAGTTTCATCGCCTAATAAAGATACTTTATGCCTAGCAGACTCCATTGTAGCAGTAAGAAATGCTTGTTTTTTTTCTGCATCTGTTAATTTATCAGCTGTAGTTCCGATTGATTTTGCATATCTATCATAAGCCTCATCCGATTTAACAATGATACCAATATTATCAAGCATAAGTCTTGATTGCCTACCAATACCAGTAATTAATGATTCTACAGAACTAGCAGTATCTCTACCTAATGCTCTACCAAGTCTTTGAGCTATATCAAACATTTCAGCCATTTCATCTGAGTTTTTACTAACTCCAAGAATCATAGCATTGTTAGCTTGTTGAAATAAATCAAAAGATGACATAGTATTGTCAGTAGCATCTCTTAACTTTTGAATAGATATTGTTGCATTTTGAGAGCCTCCTTGCAATGTATTAAATGCTCTTGCCATTGATTCTACTCTAGCAGTATTTTTTACAAAAGATAT